AACAAGCAATTGCAGGTTATGAAGCAATAGATGTTGCATCAGCAGATGTAACTTTAGCAATGACAAACGCAACTTTGTCAAACGCTAGAAATATGGTTCTTAATTTAACAGGAACTTTAGCAGGCACAAGAGTTGTAAACGTTCCGGATGGAATTGAAAAAACTTATATCGTTGCAGACAGCACTACAAGAGCGGGTTATACATTAACTATTAAAACTGTATCAGGTACAGGTGTAGCAATTCCAGCAGGTAAAACAGTTTTAGTTTTTGCTGATGGTACAAATGTTGTTGATGTGTTCTTTATGAAAGATTTGGTAGAAGACACTACTCCTCAATTAGGTGGAGATTTGGATGCAAACGGTAATAATATTTTAATTGATAATGGTAATTCAATTAATGATGAAAATGATAACGAACAAATTAAATTTGCAACTACTGCATCTGCTGTTAATGAAATAACAGCTACTAATGCTGCAACAGGAAATGCTCCTAGTATTTCAGCAACAGGTGGTGACACTAATGTTGATTTAAATTTAACACCAAAAGGAATTGGTAGAACAACTTTCAATGGTCAAGGTAAAATTCAAAGTGTTGCAGAAAAAGTTACAACTGAAGCAACGGCTGCTACAGGAACTGTTAACTATGATGTTTTAACACAAGCAGTATGGAATTTCACAACAGATGCATCCGGTAACTGGACTTTAAATGTTAGAGGAGATGGTTCAAATACATTAAACTCAATTATGGATACAGGTGAGTCAATCACAATAGCTCATATTGTTTCTCAAGGTGGAACAGCTTATTATAATTCAGCTGTGCAAGTTGATGGTAGTGCGGTAACTCCAGAATGGCAAGGTGGTTCAGCACCTACTGAAGGTAATGCAAGTTCACTTGATACTTATACATACACAATTATTAAAACTGCAGACGCAACGTTTACAGTATTAGCATCGCAAACACAGTTTGCGTAATAAAAGGAGAATAAAAATATGCCGATAATTGGTTCATTCGGAGCAGGATCCGCAGGAGGCTACGGTCAAAGAAAAGGCGGTGTAGCACCTAATCCATTTTCAGCAGATTATTTAATGGTCGCTGGAGGAGGATCAGGAAGAGGCGGAATCGGCGGCGGAGGCGGCGGAGGCGGATTATTATATTCATATTGTAATGCGTGTGCTGCTGGAATAGGTTTTGATACCGGACTTTACAATATTACAATCGGAGCAGGTGGTTCTGCAGGTGTCGGAACAGACACAACAATAATTTCATGTGGAGCACTTGCATGTATTTCTAAAACAGCAACTAGAGGTGGACATGGACAACCATGTAGCCCGGCACTTAGAAATGGAGGATCAGGAGCAGGTGGAGGTCACCAAGGAACTGGAGGTTCTGGAAACACTCCAGCAGTACCGACTGCATTAGGTGGTCCTCAAGGTAATAACGGCGGCGGAGCTGGTGGAGGAAACTATGCAGCTTCTGGTGGCGGAGGTAGAGGAGCCACAGGAACATCTTCATCAGGACCTGGTGGAGGCGGAGGCCCAGGTGGAGCAGGTATAACAGTAAGCATTGATGGAAATCCAAGACAATTCTCAGGAGGCGGCGGAGGCGGAGCATACAATCCAGGATCCGCAGGTGGAGGATCTCCTTGTGGATCTGGTGGAGCAGGAGTTCCAGGAACAGGCCCAACAACAGCCCCTCCAGCTAGTAATGGAGCCGTAAACCGAGGTGGTGGCGGTGGAGGAAATGGTGAAAGTGCACCTCCTTCAAATACAGGAAATGGTGGATCAGGTTTTGTTGTTTTAAGATATCCAAATGCAATAGCCCCATCAATAACAATTGCACCGGGTACAAATACAACTGCACCTGTACCAGGTTGTCAAACAGCAGCTACATTTACAGTAACAGGAACATTTTGTGTGGCGGGTGGTTAAAATTAGGAAAAAATAAATATGGCACATTTTGCAAAATTAGATGAAAACAATACTGTAGAAAAGGTAGTAGCTGTAGCAAATGATATACCTACTTCAAATGGACCATTAGGAGAAAATGATATGCATGTTGATGGAGAAACATGGTGTCAGAATTTTTTTAAAGGTGGTACTTGGAAACAGACTTCTTATCATGATAATTTTAGAGGAAGATATGCGGGTATAGGTTTTACTTATGACGCTGAAAAAGATAAATTTATTGAACCTCAACCTCATGCATCATGGACATTAAATGCAAATGGTGATTGGCAGGCTCCAATAACTTATCCAACAATTATAGATGATGGTGTTGATCCTAGTGTTTGGCAATATTCAATTGTTTGGAATGAAACAAAATATCAAGCTGATAATAATACAGGCTGGGAGGCAAGAAAATCAAACGATAATGTGGCTTTCTCTGAAAAAGCAGTTTATAATTGGAACGGCACAACTTGGGTTTCTGAGTAATATTTTTTACTTAACATTGACATTTTCATAATAGATGTTAAAACATGTTCATAAAGATATATGAACTTTACAGATGAATTTATTTAATCATTATTGGTATTTTAAATCAGCAATTCCTGTTAGAATTTGTGATGAAATCATAAAATATGGGAAACAGTTACAAGATCAGATAGCAGTAACTGGTGGTTATGATCCTAAAAAATTAAATGAAAAATCAATAAAAGATTTAAAAAAGAAAAGAAATTCTAATATTGTTTGGATGAATGATCGTTGGATTTATAAAGAAATACAACCTTATATTCATAAAGCAAATAATAATGCTGGTTGGAATTTTAATTGGGATTATTCTGAATCTTGTCAGTTTACAAAATATGAAAAAGGACAATATTATGATTGGCATTGTGATTCTTGGGATAAACCTTATTTTAATGAAAAAAATCCACAAGATCCAACTAACGGAAAAATAAGAAAATTATAAGTTACTGTTTCTTTATCAGATCCAAAAGATTATAAAGGTGGGGAGTTAGAGTTTGATTTTAGAAACTTAGATCCAGATAAAAAACCTCACACACGTAAATGCAAAGAAATACTACCTAAAGGATCATTAGTTGTATTTCCTTCTTTTGTATGGCATAGAGTATGTCCAGTTAAAAAAGGATCAAGGTATAGTTTAGTAATATGGAATTTAGGATGGCCATTCAAGTAATAGATAATTTTTTAGATAAAGAAGTTTTTAATAATATTAAAAATATATTATTGGGATCAAATTTTCCTTGGTATTACAATGACTTTATGACAAGAGATCCTGATAATAAATTTTATTTTACACATACTTTTTATAGAGAACCAGGAATTGTCAGTGAGTGGTTTAATATGTGGCTTCCTGTAATACGAAAATTAGAATGTAAAAGTATTATAAGAATAAAAGCTAATAATTATTGTTGGGTACATAAAGCAGAACAAAATGAATTTCACAGTGATTATCCTTTTAAACATAAAGGATGTTTATTATATATAAATAATAATAATGGTCCTACATATTTTAAAAATAAAAAAGTAGAAGCAAAAGCAAACAGAGTAGTTTTATTTGATCCAAGTGTTCCTCATGCAAGTAGTTTATGTGATAATCGTAAAAGGAGAGTAACAGTTAATTTTAACTATTTTTAAACTATGATAATGATTTTAGAAAAAGTAATTACTAAAAAAGAAGCTAAAGAACTTATAAAATTATTTAAAAAAAATAAAAAGAAAGCTACTAAATTTCCTTCTAATTGGATGGATAACAATTCTCCTTCCGCTTATTGCATATACGATAGTAATTTAAAAGATAATTTTCTTACTAAAATTCTACAGCGAATAGAAAAATTAGTACAAACATATTATGGAAAAAAAATTAAGATTGAAAGAAGTGAATTAAAAGAACATGAAGATGGGGCTTATCATGTAATGCACTATGACAGAAAATTTAGAACAAGTTCTTTAGGTTTAACTTCTGTTTTATATTTAAATAATGATTTCGTAGAAGGGCATACATATTTTCAAGATTTAACTAGAGTTGTGCCAAACATTGGAAGAATGATTATTTATGATGGTTTAAAATATGAACATGGTGTTTCAGAAGTAGGAGGAGGAAGTAGGTATACAATTCCTTGCTGGTATAAAATATGAAAATAAAACAAACTTATCCTAAACAATTAATTAGAGAAGAACATTTTAAATGTCCAATATGGTTTGCTGATGAACCTACGTTTGTAAAAAGTTTAAATAAAGCTTCTGATCCACACATTAAAAAAGCAAAGAAAAATTTAAAAGAAGCTACTGATAAAAGAAATAAAAATTTTGGAGATAGGGGTGATATGGGTAATGTTTTTCATTCAACATCTTTAGTTAATGATCCTAATTTTAAAAATTTACAAAATTATATAGGTGCAACTTCTCATAATTTATTAATAGAAATGGGATTTGATTTAACTGATTATCAAGTTTTTATAACTGAAATGTGGGTTCAAGAATTTGCTAAAAATGGTGCAGGGCATCATTCTTTACATACTCATTGGAACGGACATATATCGGGTTTTTATTTTTTAAAAGCTTCAGATAAAACATCTATGCCAATGTTTGAAGATCCAAGACCTGGTAATTTAATGAATTTACTTCCTGAAAAAGATAAAACTAAATTAACTTATGCAAATACACAATTACATTATAAAGTTAAACCAGGTAGAATGATTTTTTTTCCATCGTATATGCCACATCAATTTATTGTTGATATGGGTTATGATCCCTTTAGATTTATACATTGGAATTGTCAAGCAATACCAAAAGGAGTAATAAATGTCGTTCAAGAAAAATAAATATACAGTATTAAAAAAAGCTATCTCAACAGAACTTGCAGAATTTGTTTACAAATATTTTTTAAATAAAAGAAAAGTTGCAAGATTTTTATTTGATCAAAAATACATTTCACCCTTTACAGAATACTGGGGTGTATGGACAGATGAACAAGTTCCAAATACTTATTCTCATTATAGTGATTTAGTTATGGAAACTTTACTTCAACAAGTAAAACCTGTTATGGAAAAACACACTGGATTAAAATTAAGTGAAACATATTCTTATGCTAGAATATATAAAAAGGGTGATACATTAGCACGTCATAAAGATAGATATTCTTGTGAAATTTCTACAACATTAAATTTAGGTGGGGATAAATGGCCAATTTATTTAGATCCTACAGGTAAAATTGGTCAAGCAGGTATTAAGGTAGATTTAAAACCAGGGGATATGTTAATTTATTCTGGTTGTGATTTAGAACATTGGAGAGAAGAATTTACAGGTAAAGACTGTGGACAAGTATTTTTACATTACAATAAAGCAGGATCTAAATCTGCTAAAGAAAATTATTTAGATACAAGACCTTTATTAGGTTTACCCGCTTGGTTTAAAAAAAGAAATAAATAAATTTAAATTGTGAAACAATTTAATGAATATTTAGAAAACTTAAAGTATCCATCTAAAAAAGACACTTGGAATATATCTGGAATTATAAAAGGACAAAATGCTTTTTATAAATTTGACACAAGACCTATACAAAAAATTAAAGATGGTGAAATAGGTAAATATGGTTCTTTCAATACCAAAGCAGATAAAATAGTATTTGAAGCTAAAAAACAATGGATTATTGTAGATGTAGAGGAGCTACATAAATATATAAAAGAAAATAAACTTAAAAAGGTTTATTTACAAGATTTGCTATCTAATCTAGAATGGAATATAATACTACCCAAATAGGCTAATCTTTATAGATATACGCTTATAGTGTATAATCCAAGCATGCCATTACAAAAAGTAAATTTTCAACCAGGCTTTAACAAACAAGCATCAGACTCAGGGGCTGAGAACCAATGGGTTGATGGTGACTTTGTTAGATTCAGATATGGTATGCCTGAAAAAATAGGCGGGTGGCAAGAGATAATGAACAAAAAACTTGTCGGA